CACGGCGACTAAGTTCGCTTTGCGAACCGCCATGCACTGCATCGCCACCTTTTTATTGATGACGTTGTCGACCAGGTAAACCCGAAGGTCTGATGCACCATCCCAAGGCGTGGGATCGATCTTGCTGCCTTCGCGAGAGTGCTTTTTGCCATCCGCGCTCTGCCCTGACCATATGGCGAAACGGGTTTCGTAATTGAGCCTACACTGGTCAACGTAGGGCTGGGCATCTGAGACGCACTTACGGAAAGCCGCCTGCAACTGCGTGAAATCGGGGCCATCTTCTCCAACCGGGGCGAGTTGTAGGCCAGATTCTTCGGTTTGCGCGGTATCGCTGCCAGTGAAGGATGACACTGCAACGACCTATAAGTCGCCCTACTTCTGCAAGTCAATAACTGAACGTTCCTGTCTGCGGAAGTGTGTCCTTAATGTCGTAATACTCAATGTTGCTGACCGCTAGGTATCGCGCGAGATCACAAAAATCCTTCGTGGCCTCGTTATTTCCTCCGCGCGCCGTGTATTCCTGAACGCAATAAATGAAGTTCTGGCACCGATCTGAAACGTAGATTTTAGGCGCATTCATGGAGTCGATTGGCTTGTTCTCGTCATAGGCCAAAAGGTTGTTGATGAGCTGAAGGCCAATTTCGATGTCCACGCCGGGCGCTGGAATTACGGTCATATCGTGGTCGTCAAGATCGCTGATGATTGTGGTAGCGCCTTCTTCCGCCTGCTTTTCTGCGGCACCCATTCGCGGATCAATGAACCGTTCATAGATTTTCTCTTCGCCTTCCAGTTCACGAATTAACTCCACGTAGTCGCGAATCCCCTTGCTCGATCCTTTCTGGGCTGGTCCCGGTTTTCCTTCGGGGGTGTTCGATGGAAGTGCCCACGAATCATAATCCGGCCATTCGCGATACACCCACCATGTTCCCGCTGGATCAATCGCAACCCAAAGCATCGCCCAATTTTTTCGGCCAGCAGGGTCAATCGCCATGTAACGAGTTACCTTATACGCAGGATTTTTAATCCAAGGCAGCTTCTCGTGCGGAATCACATTCACCTCTTTGTTGAAACCAGGAAAAATGCTCGTGATTGATTTTGTCGGTATCCCGTAGAAGCGGGATAGGATCGTGGCTCGGTCCGCTGTCGCGTAGAGTTTCTCAAATTCAGAGAATGATGTGAATGGGTTATCTTCTGTCCAAGCGTAATAAATACAGCATGAGTCAACCGACAAGCTCTCCTGCATCACCGGGAGATTCATTTTCATCTTATCCGACCACCGGCTTTTAATCGTTCGTGTTTTTGCCAGAATTTCCTGTACTGTGTCGTTCCAGCCGTCGATGACCGTAAAAGTAAGGAGCATCCGACCGTGATAAGTCGCTAGACGCGCTTTCATTGTCTTGAACAACTCCAGCGGCATTACCTCATCAGCCCAGCAGAAATGGGCCTTCACGCCTTCGATGATCTGAGAATTCTGCTGATATTGAGCGTAATTGAAGAACTTTACTGATCCACCGCGACGATGACCCGGAATCGGAGGAAGAATGCAAATTCCATCGGTGAATCCGTTTTTCTGGGAATATTGCAAACTATGGTTTACGCCCTTTTTTGTCGGAAGGTTTTTGATTCCGATTGGAAGCGCCTCGTAAACGAATCGCTGTTGGTCGTCGATAGACCGCTTGTCGGTGACGTGCCAGCAATATACCTCGGACTCGGGAATGGTTGCTCCGGCCCAGACCGTCATGCGCGAACCGAGCGTAGTCTTCGCCGATTGGTTGCCACCTAACATGATGTGTATATTATACCTGCGATAGTTCGCCATCATGTCTGTCCATGAAGGCAAAATCCATCCGGCACCAACTGGATTATCAAGCGCACGAGCCTCGACCTCCTTGCGCAATTTCACGTAAGCCGCCGTCTCTTCAATCGTCTTATCGTCAAAATAGCTGTGCGGCAGCACCGGAACCCAAGGCAGCCCGAAATCAGGCTGAAAATCGTCTGCAAACGCTTGTCTCGCCATGTCAAGTCAGCCTCAACCCAGTCCAACCACAGGTTGGGCAACGGATTTTCTTTTTCGGTGGATTTGTCGATAGGATCAATCCCGGGGTCACATCTACGAGTTCCTTATGGCACGCAGGGCATTCCAGGCCATTCCTACGCGGTTCATTCAAAAGCGGGTCTCTAATCTGCTCTAAAATGAATGCGTTATGCTCTTCGAGCGAAATGAGCTTTGGCATTTCTCGCCAGAAAACGGGTTGATCTGATCGGTTTCAAGCCTTCAAAGATGCCGCAGCACTGCTATTAGGACAACTACTTGCTTATTTGTGGCGCGATTCGGAAATTGCCAGAATTCGGTTAGCGAAAGAGAACAAGCCGACATGAAGACCGATATTTTCTGCGAACGCGCCGTTTGGAAGGGTGATGAAATCGACTTCTACGTTCGCACAAGAGGGGAAAGTCAACTCCCGTGCGTCTGGCAGCCAGTTCAGGTCAAACAACTCTTGCCCTTAGATGAGGGATTGCGCACGGAGCCTGCGTTTTCTCTTTCTACCGACGCAGCGCAAATGCTGATGGATGAACTTTGGCGCGTTGGCCTACGCCCTACCGAAGGAACCGGCAGCGCGGGAGCCATGGCAGCGGTGCAAAAACATCTCGAAGACATGCGTAAGCTGGCCTTTGCTAATTTCGCAGCTAGCCCGGTGCGCGGGCAGGTGGCACAGACGGAAACTGAATGAAATACTCACGGTGACGAGCCGCGCGTAATCACACCGGACACTAATGCAATCCGTCGTGCTTGGCGATTAGGAGGCATATTGTCCAACCTCACACCGGCATCTCGGCCAGCCAATCTGGCCTGCGAATTAATTAAATGGAATCCCATCACCACCCAATTAGTCTAAAAGGGCGCGAAGACCGCATCATCGACTATGCGAACCGCTGGAAGCCCGGCGATCCGACACCATATCCGCACTTCATCCAAGACCTGCGAGAGGTATTGGATTCGCGTGCCCTGATAAAACGCACCTGCGAAGAGCAGTATGAGGTGCTGCGTAAACACGGACTCACCCACATGACATGAGTGGCGAACCTCTGCCTCCAAGCGGACCGGCACTGCTATTTGTCTGCGAGTCCAAGCACCACGCCGTTTATCGCCTTCACGGTGCTGACGGCCTTTCTTTCGGCGATGCGATAGCGGCGACACTTCCCTTGCTGGATCAGTTTTATGCCAACGGCTACCACCTCTGCGCCTCGGAACTTTCAGCACAAGGCCGTCTGATCTTCGAAAAACCAATCTAATGCGTAAAATAAAATACCTGTGGCGGCGATTTGAAGACGCAGGAATGCCGGACACCGACCTAATCTCGATTCTGGCAATCATAATTTCTTTGATTGCGATACTTGTTCCATACCTTCTCAAGCACTGAACTCATGCGTAAAATCCTGATTAGTAGCCCTGTCATAGGCAGCTTTCCAGCCGCGTACATGAAGGCGCTCGTTGAACTGCTCACCGCTCCACGAACCCAAGGAATCACGCTTGGATTCATGTATTGTCAGACAGGCGGCATCAACTGGGCGCGGGACCAGATGGCCGATTACGCCCTGAAATACGGCTTCGATGAGCTGATTATGTGGGACATCGATCTAAAGCCAAATCTCGCCATGTTTCACCGGCTAATCAGCCATGCCGAGCCCGATATTGTCTGCGGCTTCTACGCGAAGAAAGACCCCAAGACCCATTTCAACGTCCAGCGAATCGCGGGCAATGTCCCCGATCCAAAAACAGGCCTAGAAGTCGTGTCGCGGTGTGCCATCGGTTTCTCCAAGATCAAGACCCACGTCTTCCGTAAGATAATCTCTGATACGCCAGAAAGGGCCTACACCCTCATGAATGAAGGCGAATCAGCTCCAACCGCCTATCATCAGCTTTTCCCATTCGAAATCGTCGACGGCAATTACCTCGGAGAAGACTACGGCTTCATTCGCCTTGCCCAGGTCTCCGGTTTTCCGGTCCACGTCGATACCCAGCTCCTTATTCCCCATGCTGGCGCCATCGACTTCCCGCTGGAGTTGCAGGAGCCGCTTGCAGAGCCGGTTTCTGACCCCGCTGATGCCCCTAAAACCGCTTTCTCGGTCCTGCGCGATGGAGAGCCGCTCTGGCCTGCCGATTACATCAGGCCCGGCCTTTCTGCCGACCATTGCCGCGATGTCCTCGAGGGTTGTTACGACATCGCGTTCGACCCAGCAGAGCCGCCGACAATTCTCGACATCGGAGCCAACATCGGGGCCTTCGCCCGCTGGGCTTTTCAACGCTGGCCTGGAGCAACCATCCATTGCTACGAACCCAATCCATCCAACTTTGGGCTTCTTCGCGGAACGGTTCAATCGATTCAAAATTGCCACAATGTCCCGAGCATTTATCAACAGGCCGTTTCAGATAAATCAGGCTATATCGATCTCTACCCCTGCGGTTTCAACTGCGGCGAACACACCACGGTCCTTCGCGACGACCTAAAACTCGGTAAAACATCTATATCCGTCCAATGCCTAGATGCAGTCGAACTTCCTTCCGCGGACATTCTCAAAATCGATGCCGAAGGCGCTGAACCCCTCATCCTCCAACGTCTCGCTGACACAAACCGCCTTTCTGCATTCAAGGCCATCGTGCTCGAATTCCACGCCGACTCCCATCGCATCGCCATCACCGACCTTCTCAAATCCCACGGCTTCACCCTTTACTCCCAGGCCATCCACTCCACTCATCGCGGCATCCTCAAATTCCTGAAGCTATGAAACGCGCCTGCGCCAATCTCGTCGCCTGCCTCATCATCGTGGGCAGCTTTTTCTTCATGGTTCTTGGGCTCGCCAGCATTTCCATCATTTTCTGGCTTACAGCCAAATCCCTCATGAGGCTGCTATAAATGAACCGCACCCGCCACCCCAAAATCCCACAGAAACTGCCCGCTACGGCACCCTCGGCATCTCCACCACCTGCCGGTACAACGCCTCTCGCCCACCCCTCTCTAGCTCACACTTCACCACCACCCCAGCCTTCGCCGGCCTCCACCCCTTCCACACGGCCACCGGCAACCCCTTCCGCCCTTCCACCCACAGATTACCCACCAGCAGCCTCGGATTAGGGCACTCCCCCATCACCACCACCTCGCACTCCTTCGGCCACTCCGGATCAGCCACCTTCACCGCTTCAGCCATTTCAGCCAACATCTCCTGCACTTCACGGAATACAGTTATTTTCTCTGGCTCAGTGAAGCACTGGTTATTTGTACCTGAAACGGTGAATGAGTTCTCCATTACAGGCCGGCCAGCAGCGCAGACCCCCCCCGCCCCCGGTAGCCGACCAGCGCAGGAGCAAGGCTTGCACAGCAACTCACTTGCTTGGCAGTAAGGCCTGACCAGCTCAGTTACCTCTTCATGCAGCTTAATTGCAGCTGCTGCTGCGTGTCTTGCTCTCTTGTACTTCTTCATGACCTTGCGTAACTTAGCTAAGGCTAGCTTGGTCTCATCTACGTGCCAACTCATACGGTTTTTGCTTCTGGTGGCAGTTGAATCAGTCCATTCATATGTGTTGATGCACCAGAAAGCTGATCTAAGAGAGAAGCTTTTGAGGAAGAGCCGAAGTTGTTTACTTGGATGTTAACTGCTGAGGCTTGGAGCTGGGAACGACCTTCAAGGGTTGCGGCCTTGTCGACGCAGACAGCGAGGGAGTAGGCTAATTCGCCGGCTTTGAGTTCGTCTTTGCGGGCGTGAAGGTCGGCGAGGAGGGCAGAGCCGGTTTCACGGAGTTTGGCGGCGAATTCGGAGCGCCATTGGTCTACGTCCATGCGTATTGCGCGAGAGAGGGATTCGCGTTCTTGGTCTGAGATGGCGCGCGTGGCCTGAGTGAAAGTTTTAGCGCCGAGAGCGGAAGCGATAACGTCGTTAATGAGAGTGCGTCCGTCAACCTTGCGTTGAGGGTTCATGCGGAAGGTATGAGGTTTGCCAACTCGTGGCCGCAAGGAGAAAACGGGAGTCCTGACTTCGCCAGCGTCGTCGCTGCGCTCCTCCTTGGCACCCGCTCAGGGCTTGCGCCCTTCGGGGTCGCATCCGTCTTTCAGGACGAAGGACGAAGGACGAAGGACAGGGGCGGAGTTGGGTCACTTGAGGTGTACGAATGCCGAAAGAAGGATGCGGTCAGCTAAAGCAGACCGACGGGTCGCTACGCTGCCCCGTGCGAGCGTTCCCGTTGGGAACACACTGGAGGGGTATGGGGAACCAGAGGTTGGGGCGTCAAGGACGGAGTTACATTACGGTAATGTAGAATCGGCCCGTGAAACCGGATCGGACGGAATCACGGGCAATGGACTAAACCATTGTGTTGGGTTTCGATGGAATACCACCTCCTAAAGCGTCATTGGTCAGGGTCTTCCCTCAAGGCCTTCATGATATCTTTAATCTCGGCAATGTCGGCCTTCAGTTGGCAGAGCGTGCGGTCGATCCGCCAGGTGCCGAAGGCGAAGTAGGCCAGGGCCACGGTGGAGATGAGGGAGATGATGCGGTCGAAGGTCATTTCTGGAAAAGGTCTTTGTTGTCGGGGCGGTGGCGATGGCGGCGGAAGACAACTTCGATGAATTTGGCCAGCCCCGCGAGGAACACACCCAAGGACAGGAGAAAAAGGGAAAGGGTTGTCATGCGAATTGAACAATCAGTTCTCGGACCTGGGCTGGAAGTTCGTGCCAGTCGGAGGCGCAGAAGACATCGATCTTATCCTCCGCAATTCCGGTGACTTGGTTGCGGAGAATGAGGGGCCACCCAGGAACGGGCTTCTCTGGCGCAAGAACGGGCCTTGCGGGCTCAATTGGCTTCGGCCTGGAAGAAGCGCCGTCATAGGTGAATCCGACCGTCTTATCGGCCCTCAAAAGCCAATTGGAAAACCGCGCCCGGGTGCAGATGAAACGCCTCTCCTTGCACCAAAATTGGCATTTCCCAAGTTCCCGCTTGATGTCGATCCCGGCAAAGGTCGGATCGGTCTCCAGGGAGGCGATCCATTCCTGTTCGATCTCGTGGCGACGCTTGGTTTTATTCGCCGCCGCATCCTTTTCGTAGAAACGCTGGGCAAGGTCGGCGAGAATCTTCGCATTGATCTGTCCTAGGGATTTTAACCCATTCTGAGTAAGGTATTCCCTTACCGCCATGACGAAACGTTCGCCGTAATTGGAAGCTGGAGCGCCCATGCGATAGGCGGTTTTATTCTGAGATTGCAAAATAAAGTCAAGGGGTTCTTGCTTTGCCCACATGGAGCATAAGTTTTTTAACTTGAAGGCAGAGCGCGAGGCGCTGATCCCGCCAATGTCGCGTGCGGAACTGGCAAGGAAAATGGGAGTAAGCTGGACCTTTGTGAAGCTGGGCGAATTGTGCCTATGGCCGCAAAAGCGGATCGAACAATTTCGGATGGTTGCAGCGGAATGGAAAAAGAACCCCGCACCCACACCACGCAAAACCCGCAGCGATTTAGGAAAGCGCCATCGTAAGCACCGCAGCCGGCGCAAAGCCGCCTAATCCAATTCCATGAAAACCCACCGCAGGCTAAAATTCGAATATGGTCAGAACGATGCAGGGAAATTCTATTGGCATGTGAAGGCCGGCAACGGGGAGATTGTTTGCCAGGGGGAAGGCTATGAGCGGAAAGCCGGCATCCTTGGCGTTTACCGCGCGCTCTTTGAGGCGGCAGAGAAGCCAGCCTTGATTAACCGGGATGCAGGCCTTCCCAAAAAGCCGCGCTTGGCCCGCATTACCCGCCGTTCTCAGGGTACATTGAATCGCCCTTGGCCGTAATTGTTGGGTTTTATTCTGTTGGTTGGCTTGCATTAGCAGACTAATTATCATCTAATGCGAAAATAAAGTTGACGGGGGTTGGTCGGTTTGCATGATGGGTCGCATGAAGCAAACGAACAGGGAACCGATCAGCGGCGAGCAAGTGAGGAATGCCTGCGTCGTCGGATGCTTGGCCGCTCTTCTCTTCTGCGTCCTCGCCTGCGTCGTTATCGATCACTGGCAACTTTAATTTCTCGTCAGGAAACAGGAAAACCAAACGAGCGAGCCGGCTCTTAAAACAAGGCAAACGAAACATGAAAAGATACACCGGAAAATGCCTAGAGGCCGACGTGGCCGAACTGAATAAAACACTCGAATCACTCGGGGCGGATATGCGCTTCGATGTCGGCTACCGTTACAACTACACGGCAATCGACCTAGCGACCCCATCGCAGCTTGCGAGGCATTGCTGCCACCGGAACCTTGAAACCGGAACGCCTCGCGCGTGCTTGGCCGCGTGCAACGCCTACGTTGCCAGCGAAACAGCAAAGATGCTGGCCAAGCGCGCCGAGATCAATGCCACCGCAGCGGCCCGAGGAGGTGCGTCATGAGCGGCTTTATTTCCATCCCGGTTCGGTCGATGAGCCTGAACCCAAAGAATAGAACGCAAGTTGCGCGGCTAATCGAAATGGCTGAAGCGCGGTTCAAGTTGGCCGCCAAATCGTGGATCGACGGCAACAACTCAGGCGACCCGCAAGTGATGGCGTTTGCCGAGAAGCGAGCTGCACGTCTGCGCGGGGAAGGCGAAGCATATCTGTCTCCCCTGAGCATCAAATGCACTTATCCGGGGCTTTATCCCCTGTTTGAGGTGAAAGGCTTCGAAGAGCACACCGTAGAGGCCGCTGTCCTCTTGGCCCTGGGCCACGCTCGCAACTGGCTACGCCAAGTGGAGGACCGCGCATGAACCAAGAAATCAAATTAGACCGCGCCGAAAAGTGGAGCGGTCGTTACCGTGACGTGAGCTTCCAAATCAGCCTTCACGGTCTCGGCGAAAGCTACATCAACCAAGGCCAGGGCACATGGTGCTTCTATGTGTTCATCGCCGAAGACAAGGCGACCGACTTCGCGGCGCTTTGGCTGGAGGACGAAGTTTATCGGTACAAGCCCGAAGCCAAAGGCCGAATCACCCACGACTACATGGGAAAAACGGACAGGATCGAGTTTCACGGCGGTTGCACCTACTACAAAAAGCACGGGCACACCGAGGGATTCCGCTGCGTAGAACTTGGCTGTGATTACGCCCACTTGTGGGACCATGAGCACTTCCAGCAGGGCGGAAGATACAGCGTAAGCGACGTTCTGGAGGACGTGAAACTGTGCATCGATAGCCTTTACCGCTCGCGAGTTCTCAAACCCGAAGCAGCGGAGGTTTTGCCATGAACCCGCCGATTCAATCCATCCCCGAACCCACCCGCCGGCTGTTTCTCGCCGCGATGGAGGCCGAAGCCCACGGGTTTACCGGCCTCGCCGCATCGATCAGGCAGCTTTTAAGGCCAGTGAAGACGCTGGGGGCTAGCTGGACCCTCGTTGAGCCGCAAAAGGCTAGGAAGGGGGCTTTATGAGCTACCAATTGCCGCTTTTGAAGGAGCGGGACCGCGTGCCGGCTGTAACCGAGCACTCCGGAAAGGTTATTGACGGCTTTCGGGTCGTGACCGCCTCCGATATGGCAATGGCACGGGCTGGCGTAACCATGGCCCGCGTGACCGGGAGCATTGGCGACGAATCCTACGTTTACGAAGTTGCCGGGCCGGAAGTAATGCCGGAATTCCGGAACATCGAGCACTGGGCCATCGTGGAAAGAATTACAAAAACCGAATGAAAACCAAAATATATTCTGATTACTTGGCCTTCCTGGCTCGCACTGACAAAAGCGAGAACGGCGTTTCGGCAGGTTTCGCGAAGCTTCATCCTGATTTCGAAAAACAGAACGAGAGCAACGAAGCGTGCTACGACTGCTCCGGCTGCTCCCGCTGCTACGGCTGCTCCGACTGCTCCGGCTGCTCCCGCTGCTCCGACTGCTCCCGCTGCTCCGACTGCTACGGCTGCTCCGGCTGCTCCCGCTGCTCCGGCTGCTCCCGCTGCTCCGACTGCTCCCGCTGCTCCGACTGCTACGGCTGCTCCGACTGCTACGGCTGCTCCGACTGCTCCGGCTGCTCCCGCTGCTCCGACTGCTCCCGCTGCTCCGACTGCTCCGACTGCTCCGGCTGCTCCCGCTGCTCCGGCTGCTACGACTTAAAGAACGCCAAACCAGTCGCCCAAGAAGAATGCAAATCGTGGTTCGATGCGCCGACTATTCCGAACATTCACTCCACGATTCTTTCTGCCGTGACCAAGCCCGGTGCTCTGGATATGAGCACCTGGCACACCTGCGACACAACTCACTGCCGCGCGGGTTGGGTTGTTACTTTAGCCGGTAAAAAGGGTAAGGCCTTAGAAGCGGCCAGCTCCACTTTGTTTGCCGCGATGCAAATTTACCGCGCATCAAGTCCGATCAAAGTTTCGCCGGTTCGTTTCTTTGAAAAAGACGAGGTGGCCCTGGCCGACATGAAACGGTGTGCAGAAGAGGAGTCCACGGCGGAAAGCCAGGGCGCAGCCCTGAGCGCCGAACCTTCCTCAACGCAAGTCTTGGCCACCGAGATCGCCGTCCTCTGCTCGGAATGGGCCGTCACGCTTCAGCATGGTCTGTACACCAAAGAGCAGTTGGCCGAGATGATGCGCCCGCAAATTCAGGGCAGGCTAGAGCTATTCGCAGCCAAGTTAGAACTGAAGCAGTCACTCGCCAAGATGGATGAAATTAACCGCCAACTTCGCCCATGACCGAAAAAGCACAACGCATCGCCATCGCCAAAGTCCGCGGCTGGCGGCAATCAACCATGGGCAATCGCTCCTGTTTCGACCCCGAAGGCCTCAGCACGTATTGGGACAATGCTCCCGATTACCCGAACGATTTGAATGCGATGCACGAGGCAGAGATGAGCCAGGTCGACCAAGAGGACGGGCATTTCATCATGCTATTCCGAGAGCACCTTCACACGATCCTCGGGCACGACGGGACAATGGCTATCCACGCCACAGCCCCCCAACGGGCCGAAGCGTTCCTCCGCACCCTTAATTTGTGGGACGAGACCAAATGAAATTCACCAAAACCATCGAACTAGACCGAAACACCCACTTCGTCTTGGCGGAAGTGGAGGGGGAAGTTTCTAAACATTTTGGCCAACTTGAAGTATCGGATTTCTGTTCGGACATTCCCCTGTCAGCCCAGGAAATCGACGAGGCCCAGGAAGCCTTGCTGGAGAAGGCGAGATACGAGGGCGGGGCCTTTTTCCAGGAGCAAGAACCAGATGCTAGGCGCTACGCACCATGAGCACACCACAGACCCCAACCAACCCGACGCCAGGAGGAACGGCGGCAGGCTCTGCGGCTAGATTAAACTGGTCTGTCGTCTCCGAGGCCAACAGTTCGTGCTATTACACGCACACTTTTGCTGAAACTCCATTTGGGCGATTCTTGCTGACTTGGAAAAGCTGGAAGGATGACCCCGGCTACGGCTTTGACGAAACGCCGTGGGGCGATGTCGTGTATCTTGGCTGGAACAGCGTGGAGTCAGCCCAACAATGGGCAGAGGATGAGTTGCAGAGGCGAGCGGCCCTTTGCCTCCCCGCCCTGCGATCCGCCGCCGAGAAGGCGCTGGCGGCTTGGGATGGATGGCAGGGATCATTAAACAAGAAACCGCAAAATCTTGATGCCTTATTGGCCGCCATGGCCGACCTCCGCACCGCCCTTAACGGCCAGTCGAAAACGAAATTATGAGCACCACTTGGACGCCCCCGACACAGGAGCAACTTCAACTGCTGGTTCGTCAGCGCGACCAGCTTCAGGAGCTGGTGCAGTTCGCGATGAACAAACTCGACGCTAAATCGTGGACCGGAATTTTATTAGATATGAGTGACCAGGAAGCGAAAGAAATTCCGGAGGAACACTGGATAGATTGGATGGCTAGAGAGCTAAACGCTGTCGGATACAAGGTCGACCCAGCTAAGTTTCACGAGCTGAGAAACCCGCCGGCAAAGAAAAAGAAAGGCAAGAAATGACCGCCCCCACTCCTAGCACTCAGCTCCCCGCCACCGCAGACGAGAGGGAGGGGGAGGCGACGCTCGATGTATTGGTTGCCTGTGAATGCTCCGGCGTGGTCCGCGAAGCCTTCAACGCATATTCCGGGGTGAACGCGGTCTCGTGCGATGTCGCTCCTCCTTCCGATGGGCGGGTTGATTATCACCTCCAATGCGACGCTCTCGACGCGTTGCGCCTCAAGCGGTGGCACTTGGTTATTGCGCATCCTCCCTGCACACGTATGGCGCTGTCTGGTGCGCTCCGACTGTATCGCGACGGCAAGAAAGCCAATGGTCGTGATCCTAAAAAATGGGAAGAACTGGATAGGGCCACGTCATTCTTTCGTTCTTTCTTCGATCTATACGACGGTCCGCTTTGCGTGGAAAATCCCGTGATGCACGGCCACGCCCGAGAGCGCATTGGCGAGCCTGAAGGCGTGATTCGCCAAGTTGTGCAACCATACGACTTCGGAGATGATGCAAGCAAAGCAACCGTGCTTTGGCTGCGCGGCCTCCCGCAGCTACACGCGACCGAACGTGTAGCACCGCGTCATGTGTGTCCCAAGTGCGGAAACACAACACGCGAACCTGAAAGCTCTGCGTGGCGGGATCGAAAAGGTTACGTGCGTTGCCATAAATGTCCCGAAACCCCGCGCAAGCTGTCGCGTTGGGCAAATCAAACCGACAGCGGCCAAAACAAACTCGCGCCATCAGAAACCCGTGCCGCAGAGCGTGCCGTGACCTATCCAGGAATTGCACAAGCGATGGCTTCCCGGTGGATCAAATTCTTATGCCGATGAACCCTGACCCCACCCAACCCACCGGCCCATCCCCGGCAGCACTCAGCGTCGCGGAAGGATTAACGGATGCGGAGCTGAGGCAATCTGCACTAGAAGCTGTAGCGCGCTGCGCCGGCAATATGTGCCAAGAGATGGTTATGCTCGGATGGGGTATGTCTAAAGAAAAGCCACTGCCTGGAACTTTTGATAACCTAATAACGGCACTAGCAAATCTTCAGGCCGCTAACGGCACCGCCAACACCACATGAATATACACCCCGAACCAACAAAAGGCCTCCTGTGTTATAAACGCGGCAAAGAGGAAGAAGCCGTGATTCTGGATGGGACGTGTCTAGTTGGCTTGTTTGGCTTTCGCTACGTCAATGGCGGCTTCGGCATGACCCACTGGAGTTGTTTATTTACCCACACCGCCACCAAACAACCATGAATGACATCGAACAATTAACGGACGCGGAGCTGTCGACTTTAGTGGCTGAGAAAGTCGCTGGCTGGGTTCGCAACACCGGACCAAACGCCGAAGCTTACGAGTGGATTCGCGGCAATAGCTACCTTGCTTTCGGACCAACGTTCGCGACCAGCGCCGACGCGGTTTTGCCACTGCTCGAAAAGGACGGAGGCTGCTACAAGTACAACTCGGCGCTCCAGCGCCTGACGTATTTCAAGGACCAGGACTGTTCTCATCCGTTCTGCTATGACGGGTTCGGGCCGTTCGCCCGCGCGGCTTGTTACGCCCTCCTTCGCGCCCACGCCGCCGAGCACAACGGAAAGGATGCGCTGTGAAGAACGCTTGGTTTAAAACAAAAGAAAAGCCAGCAACGCGGTCGGACGGAGATTGCGAGGGTCAAATTTGGACTTGGCAGGAATACTTTACGACTGATGAAGAAACGGGCGCATTCATTTCCGTCGGCTGGAAGGTAAAGCGGCAGGGCTGGCGCAATTGCTCAATTGGAATTTGTTACCAGCAAACAGCGCCACTGCTTTGGACCCACTGCGATCTTAAGCAAATGGAGGAGCCGACCGAGGAAATGAAACAGCCCACTGCACGGGAGGAACGGCGATGAGCCCGACGGAACAACTCATGGTAGGCGCTCGCATTCGCTTCACGCGCACGCTGACCGAACCGCCCTGCGAAGAACACCCAGGCAGGCTCTTTGCGGAGAAAGGCGAAACCGGAACGGTGATCGAATGCGATAGCCAGCATTGGCACCTCGTGAAGACCGACAACTACCCGAATCATTTCTGGGTAACTCGCGACGAAATCGAGCCCGCCATCGTCCCCATGCCTAGCGCGCCGCTTAACGACGGGAAGGAGAAGGGATGAAGCATCTATCTCACCCCAAACCGCTCCGCATTCTGCACACAATTATGCCCTCTAAAACCACACCCAAGACCGTCCTAGAACAAGCCAAGGCCGATGTGGCCTTCTCGCGTATGCAAAGCCGACCCGGCGGACCTGAGGTAGCCGTGATGACCAGCATTGACCTGCTCGATAAGCTCATCGCTGGCGCTGAACTCATCGAATGGATTGAGGCAAACGTCGGGAACATCGACTTCCACGTAAAGGCTCCGGCTCACGTAATGAGTACGAACCCATGGATCGCGACCGGCGCAAACTTCATGGAGGCCGTGGCGAAGGCGAAGCGGGAACTCGACACCACCGCCCTGCCTCACGCTTCACGGATGGCCGGAGGAAAATAATATGAGCAACGAAAAACCAGTTAAGTACGAATACTTCGTGGAGGAGCATTTCCGCCCAGATGTATTGCGCGCACGCATCGAAGCCCACGCGGCCCAAGGCTTCCGGCCCGAGGGAGGCGTCTCGGTGACAACAAGTTTAGGCGGAGAAAAATGCTACCACCAAGCGATGAGCCGCACGCGACCCATTTAACCAATGAACCAACCCACCCCGTCAGACGCGCATCAGCGTACCGCGCCGGAGCCGAGCGCAGCTGACCAACTGCTACTCGATGCGCTCAACCTAGTCCCCATGTGCTATCGAAAGGAAAATCAGGAGGAGCGATGCCTTGAACTGATCGCCGCCCACGTTGCAGCCGAGATAGCGAAGGCGGAGGCTGCATGGTGGAAAGAGTACGACGAACACCAAAAGTTAGACGCTGAGACATTCGCCAAATACGAAACCGAACTCGCCACCGCCCGCGCCGCGTTGGCGCAGTGCGAGGAGCGGTTGAAGGAAGTGGAGTTTGTTCGCGACCATTTCGCGGGCGTCATTGAGACGCAGAAAATCGCCATTCAACAGCACGCCGCTGGCTGGACCGCCGCCGAAGCCAAGCTCGCGCAGTGCGAGGGGAAGCTGGCGAAAGAGCGAGACTGCATCGTGGCGTTGCGAACCGCGCTCAATGGCATCGCGCATCCTGTCACCTACAAAACCGAACATATCGACCCTAGGCGGATTGCTCAAAACGCCTTGGTCATGGGCTTGAGAGTAGTGCCACTAACAAACACCGAAGCCACCATCGCCGACCTCACCGCCCAGCTTGCGTCAGCCACACAGCAGTCGGCGTCAGCGGAGGCGGATCGGAAGCGGTTGAAAGAAGTTTTGCACAAGATCGCTTACGAACCATTTGGCCCGAGCGACGCCAGTTTGCAGGAAGTCTACGACTCGATTGTTGAGTGCGCGATCGCCGCCATCCAAGCCCCACCCACCACTGAGCCAACCGCCAAATGAACGATATAAAAGAATACGAAATATGGTCAGAGGGTTACATAGTGTCCGGCCAAAGGTCTGGCGCGATGTTTCATGGCAAAGTTGAGGCCACTACTTTGCGCGAAGCCTGCGCCAGCTATTTCAAAAACGAGCCGACCTATAGCCCGGAGAATAACGCCCTGTGGGGCTGTCGTCTTTTCGACAACGAAGCAGATGCGAGGAAAACATTCGGATGAAAACCACTGAACCAACCGGAGGACGTGGATGAGCGAGGAGATTCCATACTGGACAAAGCTGAGCCCTGAGCAGCAGGAGGCCGTCAATAAGGCGTGGGCCGGGACAGACAATGGAGAGGCTTGCCAAGCAACACCGCGTGAAGAACTCCTTCGGCAATTACTGGACAGCCGCACCCCCAAGAACGAGCGGGAGCACTTTGCCGCCCGTCACATCACCGACCTACAGCGAGAGCTTGCCGCGAAGGTTGCCGAGCTTACCGCTGCTTCCGTTCGGGAAAAGGCGCTCCTGGAAGAAATCGAGTTCCTGCGTAATTGGGGCAACAAGGACTGTACTAGCATGGCAGACCAAGCGCTAGCCGAGCACCGTGCCGCCATTGCCGACGATGCGGCCAAACCATCTTCACCATGAACACCCGCAAAACCACCGCCAAATCCTTGGACGACGTAGCCGCCTTTGTTAGCGGCTGCAACGATAACCGCTTTCCTGATTCGCGGCCTCTGTTTGAGCCTAGTCCGGAAGATGTGATCGCAGAGGCCAAGCCAGAGGGCAGACTAATTACTCCACGCAGAACGAATCCACACGATTGATACAACCATGAATAACGAACACGCAATCACCCTTCCGCCGACCGCAGAACTTATGCGGCAGGCTACCGATGTCGCTGGCGTCTGCCGCGAGATTGTCACCAAAACCGCCATGGAAATCCAGGGCCGAAAATTCGTTCGCGTGGAAGGCTGGACATCTATTGCAACCGCCCACGGATGCGTGGCATCGGCTCGTGATGTCGAGCGGGTTGAAGGTGGCTTCCGCGCAATTGGCGAAGTCAAGCGCATCAGCGACGGACAGGTGCTTTCGCAGGCCGAGGGCTTTGTTGGCGAGGACGAGGCCACCTGGTTCGGCGGCGTTATCGAAACGCGCAACGGGCAAAAGAAACTTCCAAAGCGACCCGATTACGCGATCCGCGCCATGTGCCAGACGCGGGCAATCTCTCGCGCTTGTCGGACGGCATTCTCTCATGTCGTAGTCCTAATGGACGCCGGCCTTCAAACCACCCCGGCAGAGGAGGTGCCAGAGGGCGGATTCGACAACCACGCAGAGCAAGCGCCGCAATCCACTCCAACAGCAAAGTCCGTTGCGCAAAATGCCCTGCGAAACGTGACGCCTGCCGCCCCAGCTTCCCCTGCTGGGGCGCTCCACGTCGAGCACCACGAGGAAACGACGCGGCTTGATAACCCAGGAAGCTGGCGGTCGGTCGTTGTGCCGCCGTTCATCAAGCGCCACGCCGGCAAGACCCTGGGCGACATGCCAGACAAAGACCTCAAATGGTGGGCCGAGAACTACGAGCCCAAGCCGTACAACGGTAAAATGCAGCAGCGCGATCTCGACCTAAAGGCCGCACTCATGGAGGGCCTTCGCAGCCTCACGCCCGGCGCTTCTGCTCCGGCGCGCAACACCGGTCCGACTGACGATGAATTGGCAAATGTGAGCCAAGAAACACCTGAAGAGGTCGAATTCTAAGCCATGAAACCAATTCCGGGCCATGAAGGATATTCCGCGACCGAAGACGGTAAGATTTGGAGCGCGAAAACCAACCGTTATTTGAAGCCTCTTTTGCATCCGAAGGGATACTTACACGTTCACTTATACGCTGGCTCTCGGAAGGATTATTTTAGCAGAAGGATTCATAGACTTGTGGCATTGGCCTACCTTCCAAATCCGAATAATCTTTCTGGAATAAATCACCTTGACGGATGTAAAACAAATAACGCCGTAGCCAACTTGGCGTGGGTTTCGCCGCTAGAAAATATTCAGCATGCCCACGCCAACGGGCTTATGCGTCCTCCGAAAGGAGAGGGCCACCACGCAGCAAAACTTTGCGATGAAGACGTGCGCGAAATCAGAAGGCTGAGAGCAGCAGGCGCAAAAGGCCGAGCTTTAGCCAAGGTGTATGGAGTCAGTGATTCAATAATCTGTGGTATTTTTAAAAAACACCAATGGAGCCACGTAAAATGACATCGCACGTTGTAAGGGTCCGAGTGACCCTAGATTTTCTCGGAATATTACCAATGGGGGGCAACAACAGCCCGGCGGAAGAACAGGCCAAACGCATGTTCCGCATGATGGACGTCGGGATCGCGGGCTTTGTTTGCACAGACAAGAAATTCCAAGTGACCAGCAAAGAGGTCGAGAACCCGCCTGAACCATGAGCCTCACCCTCGACCAAATCAGTAAGCTCCCGCAAGCCATGCAGGCTCAAGTTATGGCCGACCAAGCGCGGGCCAACGCAGCGCGGGAGCGGATCATGGCGCAGTTTGAGATATGCTGTCCTCTTTGCGGCAAGCCAAAGAAACTCATTGGGCCTCGTTGCGAGTGCGATGAGGCGTCTTTACCCACCCCGCCCGCCAAATCGCCCAGGAAGCGGGTTTCCGTGGCAAAGCAGGCCATTCCCACGCAGGCCGAGTCTCGGATGCAGCAGGAAGTGATTCGGTGGTTCCGGGACAACTGCTACGAATGGCAGTTGGAGGAGGAGCTTCTTATGGCGTTTCCACTGCAAGGCCACCGCTCGCCAAAGAACGGCGCCCGCATGAAGTCCGAAGGGATGCGGCGAGGCACTCCGGACATGCTCCTAGCCGTCCCGCGCGGCGACCGTTGCGGACTGTGGATCGAAATGAAGACCGCCAAAGGCTACCTGAATCCTTTTCAGAAACTCATGCTAGCGCGGCTCGCAAAGGCCGGTGCGGCCACCGTGGTTTGCCGGAGTCCGCAAGAGGCGCAGCACGCTATTCGGGCGTACCTAAATCTCCCGACCCCAGGTGAAACCCCCATCAAAACGTAGGGGAATTTACCATACATTTGCTCTTGTCGGCCACCCAATTAAACCCATGCTGTCAGCTTACACAACGAGGGTTGGAGGCCGCATATTGGAGCCCGAAGGCTGGAAAGCCTTCACCTCACGAACCCCGCGATCCGGTTTAAACCCCGGCGCGGGTTCCCGCGTTTTATGAAATGTGAAATGATGCTTCGAAATCGTTACAGAAATCACCGCGTTTCTTTTCAATGTCAGAATGATGCCGTCTTCCACTGGAAGACCAGAAGCGGCAGGATGGAAATGATTGTTTGCAAAACCTGCGGCGAATTACTGGCCGGAAATTATCGCGACGAACTTCTCCCTTTAGGGCGGCAACAAGATGGACCCACTGTTCAACTTCCTTAACAGGTTTAAGGTCAAGTAGGGTTTGAGCTTCATTGGGGGCGCGAGGCTTTAGGGGTGATTTCATGGGTTGGCCCGAAGGAATGGAAAGACACGGCAGGACAGACCTACCAAATTCTTGAGCAGGTCTCGCCCTAACAATACTCCACCGTCATTCGAATCCGGGTCGGCGTCAGGGGCGGCAGGGACTTGCCGGAGAGATAGACAACCGACTGCTCACAAATCTTGCGGAAGTCCAAGGGATCAAACGGGGCTTCGCATTCTTCGATCTTAGTCCCCACGATGCGGCCCCGAACGGGTTTGCACTTCGTAATGCAGTACCGGCCATTGGCCGTCTTCGTCAGCCACAGCAGGCGGGGCCTGACTTTAAGGGGAAGCGATTTTTCGGGTTGGTCGCTCAATGGCTAACCGTCATGGAAATATTCCGGGAGAAGGCAACAAAAAGACCCTCCGGCCTGTTCGGCGCGAGAGGGTCGAGCGAAACGAACGTGGTGCCGAAATTAGCCCTTGGCCGCATCCGGCGCTTTTGGCGGCTGGGCCACGACATCGGTCGTGTCGAGATCGCCTTCGTTCCAAGCCTTCCCGACTTCGAGGAGCGGGGCACGCATGGCGATCACTTCGGCGGTATCGACACCGCAACTCTCAAACGAGGCGCGATCACAGAGCTGGCCATTGGTGCCATCTGGATTTTGGAGATAGGTTTCAACGCAGACTTTGATATTTCGGAGGAGCGGCATGGGAGGATTGGATTAGATTTCTGAGTTTTTGTTGTGGAGACGGTGAGAGGTATTTAATCTTTACGCGGCGGGCTCAAGCTCGATCAGCCGTGTACGGGTTGTCCAAACACTTTCCACCCCAAAATCCCGATCAAAACGAAAATGAGTAGCGGAGCCCCGAGCGGCCTTAGCGTGCCACCTGCAGGCCAATTGCTCCACAGGCTGAAAACCAGGGCGATTAGATATAAAATCCAAAAAAGAAGGGAAAGGTTCATGAGAGGAGATCGGGTTGAGGGCTGAAACTAGAAACGCCGGTCCTTTTTTAGAGGAGCCGGCGTCACATTGGGTTGGTTGGGGTCGGATCAGGCCGTCGGGGCCGGGACAGCGGGCGGAGTAAGACTGTCCAGGGCTTCGATCTTGGTCGCGATGGTGTCGCTGCGCGATTCGATCTGGTCGAGTAGGGCTTGGTCCTCCGCCGTAATCTGACCTTGGGTTTCTTGGAGCTTCTGAATCGTGTCGTTCAGGGCCTTGATGTCAGAGCCGAGGCCGTCGACGGCTTTATCGAGGCGGTCATTGAAGGCGTTTTGTTTGGCGACGAAGTCGGCGATAGCGGGTGAATTTGCCATGATGTTTTAGAGCGATGGTTGGAGTTGCGGAGAGAAAGTTTTTAGGGGGTCTTTTGATCGAGGGCTTCCATTTTTGCCGTGAAGCGCTCGCTCCTAAGGAGCAGTCCCGCCAGGGCCGCTTTATCTTCGGAGGAAATATCCTTTGAATCGATGGCGTTGATGGCCACGAGCACGCGTTCAGTCTGTTTTTCCAAATCGGCTTTCGTGGCTAAAGGTTGAGCCGCGCAACGACTGCGCTCCCGCACAGCAGCAGCTAAATCCCGAATAGCATGAATCAACTCATGATCGTGTTCGCCGTGCATCCCCACGGCAGACCGCGATTACGGGCAGCGGTTCACGCCACCGACCGCCGCTGCACGCCAATCTGGGCCATGAGGCTTTCGAAAAACATGGGCTTCATCATTGAGTCCTTGCTGTAAATCCGCGCCGGGCCGATGTGCTCAATCTCTTCCCGTAAATGCGTCGAATCGTAACCTGTCAAAAAGATCACCTGGAGGGACGGCCACCTTTGCATGATCTTTTTGTAAAGGGAAACGCCATTCCCATTGGTGACTCTCACATCCAAGATCGCCGCATCAAAGGGCTCCTCCTCCAGCCGCTTGTCCGCCTGGCTCGACCGCTCGCAACAGACAACGTCCACGTCGAACTTGGGCGCCACCACATCCTCAATGTATTCTCGAAAGTGCATGTCGTCCTCGACGAACAAGACCCGCTTATCGGTGGGGCACATCGCCCGTTCCATCTGCGTTGAGAGACTTTCCTCGGGTTGAGAGGACTTTTTCGGGACAAATGGAGGTAGGCTTAGTTTCATTTGCCGAGCCACGTTTGTATCAGACCAAGGACTTGGGTTCCGTTGATTAAAATTAAGAGCGCGCAAAGGATCAGCAGCAAGTTGTTGACCACCACCAATCGCGCGCACGCCCACTCCACTCGTAGGTCCATGATGTGAAAGATTTCAAGCTGCTTTTCCTGCTCGGGATTCTTGAACTTCCTTCGCCCCAGTTGATCGATCTCCTTTGCCTTAATTCCTTTCCAGTCATCGTGGGAAAGCATGAAGGGGATTTTCATTGGGTGGGCTGGATCGGAGGACGGGGTTCGGGGTCGGGGTGGGTTTTCAGTTTGTTGATGAGGCGAACCATACTTTGCTGCAAGCGGCTCGTGACCCCATCCAAAGCAACGATCCCGCCCGTTGCCCCCTGTTTCCTCATATCCGACACCGCTTCCGCCAAGGCTCCCGGCCCAATGTGAGTCAGCTTCACGTATACGTACAGTACAAGGCCCGCCACGGCCAAAATAAGCCACCGTGCGGCGTTTTTCTCGGCCCCAAGCCTCTCTGCCGCCACTTCGGCTAATTCTGCGTCAGAACGCCGCTTTTCGGCCAAGACAGCCGCATTCTCTTTCCGTAGGGATTCGGCAATTTTTGCCTGGTCGCCGTACAAGCGTTCGATCACCTCGATCTTCCCCTCCAAAACAGAGTTCTTCCTTTTTTCCGCCGCGACGAGCGCCATCGGGTCTGGCGGCTCCAGAACGGCCAAGGCCACCGGCACCTCCCGCGCGATGAATTCCTTTACGGGCGACTCCGGCGCCTGGGTGTTCGCCTGCCCAATCATCGTCACCGAAGCCGCCGCCTGGGCGGAAAGCTTCTTTTCGGAGGCGAGCAGGGCCTCGGTCGTCTTCTGGGAGGTCGCCGCCCGCTGCGAATCGCCGTGGAACCATTTGGGCTTAAAGGCGACAGCCCCGATTCCGATTAGGGCGAGAACGGCAACAATGACCAGAGGTGCGACGCCGCTTTGATTAGAGCGGTTCACGAGCAGAAGAAAATAATGGCAATCACCGCCAGGATCACGCCAACCAGCAAAAGAACGCGCCGTTGCGGCATCACAGGGCAAGATTTCGGCTCGAGTATCCGCACGGCCTTGCGGCGAACTCCGCCATTCCGCCCGGCCAATGATTCGTGCCATAGGGCTGATCGTGGTCGCCCGCTCCGCTATAAAACAAGAGCCATCGCCCAGAGATTTCTGCGAGACATGGCGTTGCTACGTGATAACGATCAAACGACCCCACGACTCCGCTTTCCAACAAAATTGGGCTTGCCTGGGTGGTAACAAATGGCCCGGTAACGACGCTGCTTGTCGCCATAAAAATTCGGTATGGCACTGTCGTGCTTCCGGCCTCGTAAACCAGATAATATAACCCGTCTTTTTTTAGAATCTGATGGAATTCACCATAGAGGGGGGCGGTCGTGAGAACATCACCCGAGCCGCCCTTGGTCCAAGCGAAGCCATCGCTACTTGTTGCATACCTAAAACCCGGCAGAATGGTGGCTCCATTCCGATAGCTATAAATCATCGTCCAGGCTGACCCCTCTTTGATGACCGCCGGCTCCGAAACGTAGTCGCCATCATTTCTTCCCTGGCCCGTTGGAGTTAGAATCGGGTTGCTGGCGTATTTTGTGAACGTCGCCCCGTTGTCTGTACTCGTCGCAACCCCAATCTTTTCCCCGGTCGCATCTCCAGAATAAAAAAGATAAAATGTGCCACTATCATAGATAACAGATCCCAATCGGCATAAGCCGTTTTCCCAAGATTCCGTCGGCGTAATCACCTGCCCCACTTCGGTCCACGTATATGGGTCCGACACATTGGCTCGGAATAGACCGATGGACTGCGTCCCTACCGCTACGGGAGCCGCCATGCCGCTACAAAACATCATCAGCTTCGTGGAGTCGGTCGGATCAACAAGAACATTAAAATCGTAAATCTGCGACGAATACCACGTCCCTACCGGGAGCGTAATCGTCGGGTTTCCGGCATACCTAAAGGGCCGGATGCTGATGGGGACGGACGCCACGGCTCAGTTGAACAGAAGCACCGAAATTGCGTAGAAGTTGCCTGTTCCACCAGACCCAAAGGCAATTTCATTGATCGAAATATAATTATATCCGGCCAACGATTGTGATGCAGCTCCATAACCAACCTTACCAGAAGCAACCCATCCGGTTGTAATCGAGGCATCGCCACCAGCAGTTGTTGTGTTTAGGGCAAGGTCATAAACACATACGTCCGTATCTCCGCTCGCATTCTTTTTCGAATCGACCCAACCGCCCAACCCGATGGTTAGGGCATTGCCGGAGACAAACTGCACTTGATGCGGCCCACCCGTGCCGCCGTTCCACTGCCGCCATGTGCCCGTTGCGTAGCTATGGGTTGAACTGGCATCGGTTCTGTACAACCGGCGCTGCGCTTGATTGTTCAAATTCCAGACAAATCGGTTCGCTTCACTATCCTCGACCGTGGTAGTTCCGGTCGTGCGGATCGTGCCAATCCAGCGCCTCGTTAACGCGCCAGACTTACACGGAATGCCATCTTGCAAGACGATGCTATCGGTCGGCGTATTATCACCCGCCCATGCCGCAGAAAGTTCTAAGGTAAGCGTTCCAGAATTATTGTAGGCAAAGACATCGTAATTCTTGCCGCTGGTGAGTCCGCTTAAGGCAAGAGAGACCTCTGCGCTAGAAATCATCACCCAGGCTGAGCCGCTATAAAGGGCAATTTGGTTTCCGTTCGCGGGCGTGAAGTAAAGCGTCGATTGCGCCGTGCGATTGGAGGGACTTACTGGGACTCCGGATTCCGTCGTGAGGCGGAAGTCCTGGGTTTGGACCAATACGGTTCCTCCAGAAACGGTGGCCCATGATGCACTGGAGCCATCGGTTGTTAAATATTTGCCGCTATTTCCCGTCTGACTCGGCAGCGTTCCAGATGGGGGGGCTGCGCTCAGCCAGTCGGTGCCATCAGAAGTAAGGACGTTTCCGCTAGTCCCTGGAGCAACTCCAGATACCGCACTTGTTCCATTGCCGACTAAAACGCTGTGGGCTGCTAGCGTTGAGGCCCCCGTGCCGCCATCAGCTACCGCCACATCGGCCCCTCCAACCATGTAAACGTCTTTACCTTCGACGTTGATAACCCCCGCCGATGTGCGAGAAACGGTCGTATCCGTCGCCGCGCCGATATTGACCGCCGTGAATTGCGGACTGTCGCCTGTACCCAACCCAAGCGACGTTTTTGCTGCGGCAAAATTTGCCGCCTGCATAAGCGTATCAATATTTGCTGAAACGGTGAGGTCTGCCATGGGAGAAGAGGATTAAGGCCTTTTGTATTTGGATATTCCGTCTGGACGAAGGAAAAAGGAAATTCCATCTGAACGGAGAATAAAAGAAGCTGGCGGAGGCGGCGTTGGCGTGAATGTGCCGCCTTGATTGTAAAGGATTGATCCCAAGGCGTTCGAGCCGAGCACGGCTCCACGCATGGCAAGTGATCCGGTGCCGATTACATTGTCTGCTGATGCGAAGCCCATGATTAGTTTATGCCACTTATTGGCGCTGAAAGAAAGGGTTGTTTGGGTCTTGGTCGGTCGATTTCGGAATCGGCGTTAAGAAGGTATTACCATTCCGCCCCAAGGCGTTGGTCCCACCCCGCGCAAACTGCGCCGCGAAATCCGGACCTTGGTAATACGAAGGAGCCGTCCCATACTTCTGCCAAAAGTCTGAAAGGAGAAAAGACCGCACGGGCTTCGTCGCTACATTGATCGCCTGCCGCGTAACGCTCGGGCTATCGCTGTAACCTTGCGCCAAGGTGTTCTTAGATGTCTTGGGAAACTCTGACCCAACATCGGCCATCGTCTTCATGGCTCCTGTCAGCGGGGCCTTGGAACGCGCGAGTTTCGAAATATCCGGCGCATCGCGTGCCACCAAGGCATTCTCAATCTCGTGGCTCTTTGCGTAAATCTCTTGGGCCTTTTTTAGTTCATCGTACAGCTCGGGTTGGCCGATGTGTTTGGTCATCTCGGCAATCTTGTCCTCCAGCTCTCGGGCTGTTTGACCTGCCGCAATTGCCTTCTCCTGGACTTCCACCCGATTGCCGCTGAAATTCGGGTCGTCAAATGCCCGCCAATAAAGCTTCTCGGCCTGGCGCTGGCTGCGCCATTCCTGAATATCCGCCGATGCGGTCTTGGTTAAATCGGCCAACTGCTTAACATAGGCTGGATCGGAGCCCTGAATCCCGAATTCGTGATAATCGGCAGCCGTGAGCTGCGAATTTTTGAGGGTCTCCGCCGCCTTGGCCGCATTCTCGGAAAGAGCTTCGATCTTTTGATAAGGGACCGATGCCTTGGCCCGCGCCATTTCAATTTCAGATTGGATACTGGGGGCAATCTGCGGGCGCCCCAACTCCTTTAACGCAAGCGAACGCGCCACATCCTCATTGCGGATACGCATGTCCTCCACCGTTTGGGCGCGGCCCCCGATAAACTCCAAGGCTCGGTTGACGGTCGTTGGATTAACCTTGGAGGGAAGCACCTTTAATCCTGCTGACCGCGCTTCCTCCACCACTTGATTAACGGCGGAATTGCGGATTTCGTAAGCGATCCCGCGTTGGGCGGCTTTGCCGGTATCGGTTAATCCTTCGACTCCGGCAGAAAGTGCGCCCGTATTCGCGGCATTCAGCGCCTCCTGCGTTGTTGGCAAGCGCCCTTGATCGATTCCGGTCGCTGCCGTTTGTCCGGCCACATTGGCAGCGCCATAAGTCGCGGCGTTTTTCGCCAAAGCCGATGGATTCAGTGGAGCGCCTGGCGTCTTGCTTCCGAATTGACCCACCGCTGCGCCAACCACTTGGCCCGGCTTAAATTCCTGCTGGCGACCTTGGAGCATGGCATTGCTCTGTGCCGCCAATTCTCCGGCGGCTCCACCAATGAATTTACCTGCCGGACCTCCGAGCCTTTGCCCAATGGCAGGACCAGCCGCACGCAAAGCCACGTCTTCTCCTTCGCCGCGATGCCCAGAGAGCCATTTTAAGGCCATTCTGGGGCCGAACGCCAATTCGCGAGCAATCTGACCGCCTAAACTCGCTGCGCCCTCGCTGGAGGGCCGTCCTTGGGCTGCGACAATGGCCTGCTTTTCCTGTGGTGTTTTCGCATTTTGGAGAGCTGCCGTAAATTCTTGGTCTGACATCACACCAGACTTTTTGCCAGAGGCAGCCGCCGGCTGTTCAGCTTTGACTCCAGCCACAAAAGCATCAATTTCTGCCGCGGGAGCACCCTTCGCTTCCAATTGAAGCGCATGATCTCGAATTTCCTCGTCCGAATAAGGCATTACTTTTTCGGGGAAATCCCGTATTTTTCCAAAATAGACTCAGCCACCGACTTTGGCTTCGCATCCGGATCAATTCCGCTTACGGCTTTCTTCCACCGGTCATAGTGGTCCTGTACTTCGCTGAGTGATTTGAGAAGTTGCCCTTTCGATTGTGCTACCTCCAGGTTTCCCATAGAAGACTGAAGAGCATCTAGTTCCTTCACGGCGAGTTGACCGAAGCCGCTGCTACCCGATTTCGAGGCATCGCGCATCGCCTGTAATTGCTCGATTCCAACATTGGCCTTAATCGTGTCGATGCGCTTGGCCACATCATAGGCCGGCGTTCCTGGAACAGATTTGGATAAACCGCCCGCAAATCCTGAGGTTAGGCCATTAACCTGTGGAATCACGTCCTTGATCGTATTGATAATAACATCTGCACGATTAAGGTGCATTTGTAGGGCAGCAATTTTTGCGGCCTTGGCAGCATCGCGGTCCATCTCGGCTTGTGAGCCTTTAATAGGGCGAATCCCGCCATTCACCGGATCGGGCTCGAACCCAGGACCAAGATTTGTCGGCGCGGGAGCCCGCGGGCTGATTTTTCCGTCAGGGATTACCACCCGTCCGTCGGGCATCGGAGCGAAATTGTAGTCGAATTTATCTGAGGGATATTTGGCGTTTAATTCCTTTTCGCTCTGAAAAACGATGGGGTTCCCTTTGGATGCAACCCGCGCTTCGTTAGTCGCTCGGTTTTCCTGCATTCTAGCCAAAACTTCCTGCGATGGAAGGCTTCCGCTCGCCCGACTCAGCTCAACTGCGTCTTGGGCAATCGGTGAAGTGAATCGTTTGAATGCCTCGTTATTGAGCGGCCCAGTCGCCCCGCCTTGGGCCTGCTGTGCCTGCTGGAGAAATTGCCGAGCCTGAGCTTGCTGCGCTGCCTGTGCCTGCAACTGCTGAAGCTGCAATTGCTGGGCCTGCATCTCCTGCTTCTTTTGCAGCCCTTTTTCCGTGGTGGCGGCCCACCCGGCGAGAAAGATGTTATCCTTTAACCCGGTTTCCCCCAGCTTGAATTTCTCTAGGAGTTTTTGGGTTTTATCGTCCGCGCCCTGAAGAATATCAGGATTGGTCTGCAAAAGACCGGTAACGATGCCCTGGGCCTCGCGATCCTTGGCTTGATTGATGGCGTGCTCCCGAAACCCTTGCGCCAAGTTTTGGCCGGCATTGGCAATGCCATTCGCAAGCGACGTAGTGTCATATTGGATATTTGGCGCGTAGGGCATCAGATTATTTGTTGGCGAGATAAGCGGAGCCGAGATTGCTGCCAGCCGAAATCAGAGAACCATAAAGCGCCTGATTTCCATTGTATCCGGCGATGTTCGCCGCCGCATTCGCGTTGTAATTGGTGTTGTTCAAATCTTGGCCATAACCTAGCAAAGAACCATAAAGCCCCGATTGGGCGGCCATGTTTCCTTGGTTTACCCCTAGCGTCTGGCCGAGTAGATTTTGGTCGGCGCTTCCGATGACAGCCGCAAAAGGATCGAGATAACCTTGCCGCTGAAGCTGCACGGCTTGTGCTTGGGCGGCGAGCTGCGCTTGACGCTGCTGTTCCGCCAAAGCCGCTGATTGATTAAGCGACTGCTGCTGCGATTGCTGTGATGCCAGATTAGAATTGAAAGCGTTTAGCCCAAAATTCTGGTTGGCCATTTGCCCCTGCAACCCAAGTTGCCCGTAACCAAAATTCTGGTTGCTGACGCCAAGCCCAAACTGGTTCTGTTGGTTTTGCTCCGCGAGCCCTTGGTTTTGCACGCTCTGGGCAATCCCCAGGTTTTGGAGCAGCCGCGCCCTCCGCGCCGCATCCGTTTGCATGGTCTCATCCACGACTGAGGCGTTGGTGGCATCGAGCCCGCGTGCGGCGAAGCCTGCGCGAGAAGCCTGTTGCACATTGCGCAGATCGGATGCGCTAAGGTTCCCCCCTTGCGAGAGAAGCTGGGCTGCAAGATCGTTTTGCTGGGTTTGCAGTCCGCTCGGGCCGGCATTCATGGCCCGTTGGTTCAATTGATCGAGCAGCGGGCTACCATTCGGCGTTGTCGCCATGAGCCCCGATGAATCAAATGTGCCAAATCCTTGTCCCGCGCGTTGCGCCGCTTGAGTTTGCGCAGCGCTTGGGGCGATTGGCTGCTGTGTGGCCGTGGTATAGGAATTGAGGGCGTTGTAATAATCCTGATTAGCGCCCCGGGTTATATCCAGGTATTGGCTACCGAGATTTTGCACGTCTTGCAGGTTGGCGGTGCGGCTGGCGGTGTTAAGATTCGAAGCAAGGCCAGGAATTCCACCCCCCATCGACGTGTATGGATCAATCTTCGATTGATCCCCATGAAACGCGTACTGGGCATATTGCTCGGGGGTCCAGCCGGCACGCTCCGGGTGTTCCGCATAATTCATAGACCGGTCGCGATTGTAGGCGTCTTCCCAGTCGGGTTGGTCTGCAAAGAAACGTCCCGAATCAAAATTCCGTCCCGCAAGGCTAGAAATATTTCCAAGCGTGTTCTGCGTGACCGAGGGCGAACTTCCAAGATAGGTCGCGAGGATGTCCGGATAAAGCGCCCCAAGGGAGCCGAGTTCGCCGCCCAAATTGCGCGCGGCGGGCGTTGGTGGTTTGTTGTTGTTGGCAACGACGGCGCTACCGACAACACCAACTGCCGCTGCTGCTACTACTCCCCAAATTTCAGCCATGGTGATTACGGTTTAAGGGTTTCTTGCGTATGAAAATGACAGACCCAAACCATGCGTCCGTTCTCTGAGGCATCGCCGATGCCATTCTTTGGCCAGCGCGAGTGAAACAGGGGTGCATGGAAGATGAGAGCCCGATTGTAGATGCCGCGCACGAAATCTGTCTGCTCCCAATCTTTCTCTTCCCCGGCGACCATCTGCTCTTTGAGCTTATCAAAAACCCCCATTTGCTTCATCTCCTCAAGCGTCGGCATTTCTAAAAGACCGGTTTCGCGGTGGCGAAAGAACCCAGTCCCGCTCTTAAACGAGCCATCGTGCTGAGATAGATATGCGACACATGTTTTTGCCCCCCATTGGCGGTCCGAATGAACGTAAGCTTTTTCGGTCGTCTCGTTCGTGACGCGGAAAAACATGTTGTTCGGGAAAACCGGAGTTCTCATGGCGGATGTCAGCGACGCCAACATTAGGCTGTGAAGCCCCCAAAAACTCATCCCCTCATAAACCGAAGACCCAACCTCTCCTTTGTTTGGTTTCCATGTACCAAAACCTGATTGGAGTGCGGAAGCACGCACCTCGTCGATGCGACCACAAAAATTGTCAACAATGCGAACGGAATCGATCATGGTTTATTTCTTTTCCAGGGCCTCGCGCACAACCTGCATTGCTTTCACAAGCGCGGCATGACCGGCGCGGTTGGACTGCACCGAGGCAAGCGCCTGGTCGATAATTTCGAGTGCTTTTTCTAGGTTCATCATTACGAGGATGAGTCAGTCACGAGGCCATAACTCGCTAGCGCCGTTAAAAGAGATGCCAACGCGGCGTTGCCTCCGCGTGAACCGGTCACGGTTGGTTTGGCTACTTCACCGGCTCCGTTGCATCCGAATTTTCCGACAATGGAAAATCCCGTTGGAGAGAATGTGCTTACAGTCGAATTGTTAGCCAAGATAAGCACGTTATGATTGGTCTGTGTCCCAACCGCTAGCGCGCTGGAACCCGAGGCAAAGACAATACCTGTTACGGTTCCATCAGAGACGGTATATCCAGCATTTGTTGTCCCGGAATAAAGAAACCCACTGGAGGCTGTGGCCGTCGTAAAAGCACCCGTCGCTGGTGTAGTGGCGCCAATTCTACCTTGCACGCCCGCGGAAGTAACGGTCACACTGGAGCCATAACCAAAGGTAAATGCAGTGGTGCTTACGCTCCAAACGGCAGAGCCCGCACAAGAAGCCCCCCAATTATCCGCCCCAATGCGATAAATTCCATTATCGAGGTCAGAGTTAAACGTGATCGATGGAGCCGCAACAGTGCCGCTTGCAAACGGATAGGTTTGTCCCGAATTAAAGGTTGGTGTAGCCGCCAAGTTTAGCTTGGTCGCGGTAACAACTTCGCCATCAGTCCAAGTGTATCCTGCGGTAATGAATCCCGAAGCCATGGTTTAAGCGTAATTAAGGGTTGCCCGAGAGGATACAGCCGATTCTACCGAAACCGCCTTGAATTCAGGCCGTCCAGATGTGGTTGAAATTTCAAGGCGCGAAGAAACCCCACGACGGTTAACCGTCTTTCTTAGCGTGATATCGGTCGTGTCGCTTGCGACGTAATTCAGAGAATTCGCCGTGTAGTCGGGGTTCGACAAAACGTAATTAGAACTGAATGCGTCGCCATTCGTGACATTGGCTTCGAGTTGGAAGCGCTTAACTTTTTTTATGTCGAGCGTTCCTGCGAGGTAGTTTCTGGTTTTTAAGGAGCCCGCAATTTCGTAATCAGCTTCGTGTCCGGGCGACCCAAATTGATCGACCTCGTTTTCCTCTAAGAGAGAGACATATCCAAATGTCCCAACGCTGTGAATGCGCTTACTCCCGTTATAAGAAATGACGTGGAAATTAACCACGTCATATCCTCCAGGGTAAGTGTCAGCGCTCTCCCATGCGGCGTTAAGAAAGTTGTAGACCAAGATCGTGTTATTCACCGTACTCGTTCCGGTTGGAACGGCGATGTAATAGCGGTTATTCCAAAAGACAGCGACCGCCTTGCTGGCGTAGGTCCAATTAATCGTGCTGATGATGTCGTCAATCGGGTCGGATAGCGGAGCCTCGGCGTTGGTGAGGGAAAGCTCATTTCCAATTTCCATTTTCACGACACCAATATCTGAGAGCCAAACGATGTAAGGACCGCAATTTGCCACCGTCTTTCTCGCCACACACCCAAAGTTGCGCGTGACCTCGTAGGCGCTCGCGATGGTTAGTAGCGAGCCATCAAGGAAGACCGTATGGACGCTCTTCCGGTAAAGCACCAGAAGCCGAGCCTGCTGATAAGGAAAGGCGGCGATCAGCCAGTCGGCTGTTCCAGGGAGAATTCGAAACTGAGTTTGGCTCGGATCATAACTCGAAACATCCAAAACATCCGAAAAAACGAGCTGATCGCGTGACCACGGAAGCACGAGCCGGCTTTTGAAAATCGTTCCCCAATCCACCGCAGGCATATTGATAATCGGAGCCCCGGCTGGATTTGGCCCCGTCGGCACCACAGCCCAAGCGTGGGTGCCAATATTCATGTCCCAGTAAAGCGGCGGTTTCACTCGGCGATACGTGATCGTTCCAGTTGCCGGGGTCGCAAGGGCACCATCGACCGTGTAGGTCAACGTAGTCCCGCTCGTCTTTGTCACATAAACGATGCCATTATATCCATTGGGCGAAGCTCCGCTGATATTGAGCCATTCGTTCGTCAAAAGCCCTGCTGTCGTTGCTAGCGTAATCGTGGCCGTCGTTCCAGAACGCGTAATTGAGGTCACGGAAACCAATTCCGGCGAACCGACCCGCGAATAACCCCGAAACATATAAACCTTGTTTAGAAACTGCCGGATGTCGCAAGGGTCGTTCAATCCAACGGTCTCGCCCGCCGGGTAAGAGAGCGTGATTGTCGTTGTCCCATACCGGTAGAGGTAAGAGGTATCCGTACTCGCGATAATGATTCCCTCGGTGTTCGTCGTATCGTCGGCGTAGTCTCCTGATCCGACAACTTGCGCATTGTAGGCATTAAAAACCAAAGGCCCATGATTGGCCAAAATTGTTCCAGTTGCCGGAGTTGTTGGGGTATTGGCCACTGTGTAGGTGAAAGTCGTTAGCCCCGTGACCGTGATCGTGTAATCTCCGTTGTAATCGGTCTGTGTCGCGCCCGCGATGTTGATGATGTTTCCCGTGGAAAATCCGTGATTGGTTGCGGTCGTCACCGTAGCCGTATTCACGGCCCGCGTAATCGATGTAACCGCTAAACTCACGACCAATGAAAACGACCCAACAATCAGAATTGGGTTTGTGGTCGTAATGTCATTCGACAGAGCCTTTAACCCTTTGCGCACCTTGGCCGTGCCCTTATCGAGGCGCATGTTGCCCGCATAAAAAAGCTGACCCGATTTGAGATAAGTGGGCTGGAAGCGTGAATAAAACCCAAGGAAATACGTGTCCCCATCGTTTAGGGGCACGTCATCGAGCGGAGCATATGCGCGGTATCGGTCCATTGGGTTATCGCCAAAATCCCAAGCGCCGTAAGATCATAAACCACCAAACAAAGAATCCGTGAAGCGGGATGCTTGGACTTGGAAAAAGATAGCGATAAGGCCCATTGGCTAGACTGGGCGCGTCAGCGAGAAGTACACGCACCGGAATCGCACCCCCAGAAATGTGCTTTAAGTCCAAAGAAATCCCCGTGGTTTTATCATGCGATTGGTCAGACCAACCGCCGAGTTCAACAATGCCTTTCCCGGCCACCATTCCAGAAACCTTAATGCCATGAGAGCCGCCTTTAATGGTAATTCCGGTTTTGCCCCAGAGCCCCCACAGATCGGCACGCATCTCTACGTTTTCGCACCCATTATTTAGGTCCAGCGCATCCTCGGAACCACTATGAACGGAAGTAAAGCTACCCTTGAAGTCATGCAGATTCGAGCAATGGATCGTGTCAGTGCAGCCCGCGCCATCTAGTGGCGCATCTAGCGCAACCGTCTGCCCATTGTTTTGGGCGTCGAATGACTGCAAGGCCTTGTCGTTCATTCTGCTTAAACCTGAAATTCAGAGGCCCAAATGATCGAATTGGTGGTGGTGGTCGCGAGAAACTTGGCTTGCGCGGCAGTGGCCCTACTCCAGGTGTAGCTTTGTGTAGCATACAAAATATGCCCAATCGACGACGAGGGCGTTTGCCCGTCGAAGGTGCAGTAGACATTGGCAACTTGAATGTCCAAAACGACACAAGTCGTAATATCATTGAAAGCAGCAAACTGCACCGCTGCGGTCGATGTGGCCGTCAATGACTGGCCTGGAACGGCGGACGATGTACCGCTGATATTTGCCCATGAAGGCTTTGGGAAAAGCGCGTTAGTTATTGGTCCCATAATTGTTGTATATTAATAAGTGCCGCCTCTTGAGGTGACGTGTGTGTAAACCGACATCGGTAAAACGAAGCCCTCTTGTCGCTCTTGCTTATCGGATTCATCGTCCATTTTCCGTTGCGCGAGGGCGTCTGCATTAGCCGCCTTTTCGGTTTGGCCGTCCATGCGGAGCCAATCGGCATAGGAGGAATAAATGGCGTACTGGAAGAATATTTCAGGAATTTCGATCAACTCCCACGAGGACGGCGTATTTTCGGGGTCTTGTCCCACCGTTGTCGCGACAACGCATTTGTAGAAGTTCACAATATCGCCCGAATTCTCGAAAAGAACCTGGCTGTCCACGGCATAGGTCGAAGCCGCGTCATAATCGGGCGCGGAATAATCCGGGCATTTCTTGCGGTAATAGAGATAAACCGGAAGTTGCGTTGGCGTGTAATAGGTCGGGACGCTATTGTAGATTACTCCAAGATTGTAGCCAATCGGACCAATGAGCTGAATCCCATTGGGGTTGATTTCGTAGCCTTGTCTACGCGGATTTCCGGCATTGGCCGGACTATCCTTCCAAACCTGGAAAACGGCATCAATCTCATCTTCGCCTTTCTGGTTCCATGGAACGGTCAGAGAGGTGGGGCTGGCGAAAGAGGTTTGGAGTAGTAAATTTCCCCACGAATAAATTCCCTTGGTGGCATCTCCGGCATAAGAAAGCGTCGAGCCATCGGAAGAAATCGCGACGGTCGCCGTTCCTGTACCGGCGTTGGCGCTGCTGGTAAAGTAAATCGTGCATAACCAAAATCCATTGTTCTGCTGAACGATGGTCGGCGTTTGAACATTGTTGGCGTTAGTCCCAACGACACCAGTGGAGATATTGAAAAACGAATAATAGGTCGTCGCCCCATCGTTCACGGCCAGATAAAGCCAGTTTCGCCCCAGCGGCTTGGCATAGCCAGAGAAGGTGTAATTAACCGATGGAATAAAGTTGTAGCTCTGCGCTTCAGAATGGGCGGATGTGGCCGTGGTTTCTAAAATTTTAGAAGCCGTTACCCGCCCATCGGCAGGATTGGCCAAAGCGTCTGCCGTTGGCGTTACCGCTGTCGCCGTCCAATACGCCGACTTCGTAAGATCATTCGGGTAATTCAGCAGGTTGCCGGCAAACCGAGCTTCACCAAATGGGCAAACATCCACCCAGTTGTTGCGATTCCATACGTCCTGCATCGCCGTGTTGAAATAGCCCTGGATAAAGGCCTTTTCATCGCTCGTCGTTCCAGAATATGGAACCCCGATCAGCCCGGAAACGCGGGCCGTAAAATCGCTGTAGTTGCGTAACCGCAAATTGCTCACGTCACCCTATCTTTGTTCGCTCGATAGAAGGCTGCCCCCATGTCGAAACCATGGCGTGTCGAGTGGGCCTTGGGCTTATAACCCACGGCGCAACATTGAGGATTATCGGCTAAAAATTCTTCAGTGAACTGGCGGTCTTGCCAACAGCCGGGTAGCATCTGTGCCCAGCGCATGTAAATGCGGGCCGGAATAGAACCGATCATTTGCCCTCGCCCGTTAACCCGGTCGGAACCGTGGACTTCAAGTTCTTTGGCCGTCCGAATAAGGTCAGAATTTGCCTGGTGCTTCTCATCGGGGAGTTGCTTGGTAACTCCATCAGTGATTTCCCGAGCCAATTCGGACTCGGTCTGATTAAACGCGCTAGCGATTGATTCCATAAAGTGAAAAAGGGCGGCACGAGGAGCTTCGTCCCTATGCCGCCCAATTTTTCGTCACCCAATAAACGTTACTGGAAGTTGCCCTGCGTACCCATATCCAGAATGTTTAGATAGATGTCCAGAGAGCCCGCCGTAAGTGCGGACGGACTTCCACCGGTAGCATTCGAGAAGACGGCAACCATATTTTTAGTGGCGGTCGCCGTGGCGTTTGTGAGGGCTTGGGTTAAACCGCTTCCAATCGTTGCCGCCGTAAGAACGGAGGTCGAACTGATGAATGCGTTGGTGGTCGTGGTCGTACCAACAACGACCGTCAATGCCGTTGTGCCCGCATAGGCAGTCGTGATATTGACGAGCGCGTGATTGACGGCCCAACGAGCGGGCAAAGCCCCAAGTGTCACCGTTACCGTATCGCCCGTGCCAGTCGCAGTGGAAACGGCAACATCCGAATACGGAATCGTGAACTTGTGACTAAACCCGTTGATGCGTTCAATGTCCGCCAAAGGACTTTTGCGTGCCGAACTGAGTGTGATGGGAAAATCAGCCATGGTAGTATTTCTCCTTTAAGGTTAGCTGGTCGCGGCAAATTTGCCTAGGCCGAGCGGGTTTTTGACCATGAGCGTTACGCAGGAACGAACATAGCCATTGCGGCCACCGCCGAAGTCCGGCAGCTCGTTTGACTCCATGCCGAACATGTAACCGATTCCGACTAGTTCAGGATCGATCACATAGCCGCGCGCCTTCTGCTGATTCGTGGTCGTGCCAACCGCTGCACCATCAAGAAGACCGTTGAACAAGTCCGGAACGACCGTGACCGTATGGAAATCGCCCTCATAGAGCGTCACGTTGAGGTCAATCTGATGCTCGGTTGCATCCTGCGTGACCATGTAGGTCTTTGTCGTGCCAGACGAACCAGTTGCGCGCTGGAAGGACGAAATGGCCCGCTTCAGGTTGGGGCCGGCATAAAGCGTGTAGCTCCGGCGTCCGCCGACCTGTTGAAAGATCGACTGGAAGACATCGTTGAAATTCGCTTCCGTCAGAGAGGCCGTGGCCGTGGTGTCGATGGAGGCCGAAGGTGTATTGAAGGCCGCTGGGACATCAGAACCGATGCTGGCAGAAATCCATTTGCCAAGGGCGCGAGATTTGTAGGGCACCGTGCCATTGTCCTGCTGACGGTCGTTGTCCGAACCAATCATCGCCTCGATGCTGCGCTTGATTTCGCGAAGCGTCTTGGTCTTGGAGTTGGCAACTTCATTCGAAACGCCAGCCGGAATCGACGCCTCTTGGTTACGCGAAACGGCCCAGGTTCCGATGAAGTTTTGGATGTAATTTCCGATACGAGCGCGGGCTGCGACTTGATCGGTAAACGATGTAACGTCCTGACCTTCGAGGACACCGCCAAAGGCGACGGCATTCAACGTGTCAACCTGCCATTCCTGATAGGCATTAGTTGGGGCCTTCGATTTACTGAAGGTAGACGTTTTCGGGCAATCCTCCGGAGTGAGGATGGTCAAGGCGTCCGTAAGGTCTTCACGGTCGCCTGCGGTATTATAAGTGGTTGCGATTGCCATAAACTAGCGATTTTTGAGAATTTCTTTGTTGGCGAGCGCGGAAGCGTAGTCCTTGGCCGAGACTGATCCTTTCGCCTTCAACTTCTCATCGATTGCTTTCATGGCTTGAGCTTTCTGGGTTCCTTGCGTTGTCCGAGTCGGCGATGCATCGGTTGAAACATCGGTCTGCGCCCCAGTGGGTCTAGCCGTTACTTTCTTTCCTTCTGGCTTTGATCCCTTGGCTTTTTCGGTGGCCTCACGCTCGGCCTTAACCGCTTCCACGCCCCTGATGTACATGCCGATCATGAGGTCGGCGGCGGGAAGATTTTCGAGCCAGGGGTTATTCTTTCGGAATGTTTGGGCCAGAACGTATTTCGGGTCCTCTTTTTCCTTTAACCATGGGAGGAGTTCGTAAGCGGTCTGCTGGTTACTGTGCTTTTGCTGAAGGAACTGACTGCGGGCGGGGATATGATCCTCGACCGTTAGCTTGGCGTTGCGAATAACCTCGCGGAGCGATTTGCGGGTCCAGCCTTCTGGCACCGGTTCCCCATCGGCTTCGTTAGCCAAAGCGTCCTCGGCGAACCGAATGGCTTCTTTGGCCTGCTGCTGAAGGTCCAGTAGCCCGCGAACATCGTTAATGTTGGCGAGCGGAGGAGCCCCAACTGGCAGAGGAACAATCGCCGCCGGAGTCTCTACTTTTGGCGTTGGCTCTTCATTCGCCGGAACGACCGAAGTTTTCTTCAGTTCTTCGACGATTCGCTCCAATTCCTTCCGCTTGGCGACTTCTCTTCCTAGGCGCTTATTAAAAACCTCCTGCTGTTCAGGAGTAAACTCGATCTGTTGAGAAGTTGATTTTGAAAGAACTTCGTCAGCCTTTTCCTTTTCGGTCAGTTCGGGCGTTTCCGCCTTGGTTTCCGTGTCGGGATTGGCTTCGGCAGGGACGGGCTTAACCGTCTCTGTGGCTAACGTCTCTCCAGCGAGGGTGGCTGTCTCAGTTTCTGCGGGCGCAGCTTCGGGAGTAATGAAGCGGCGGGCATACTGCGAAACAGTCTGATTACCTGCACTGGTGGTCTTTCCTTCACCGCTGGTTTGTGTCGCTATTGGAGCGGCAACCGGTTGCGGAGCGGCCTCGGTAGTTTGTTCTGGCATGGGAAAATCGCCCAAGTTCGTCTGGGAGCAGAGCCTGTGAAGCTCAGTAGTTGAGCTAATAGGGTTTAGCCCGATGGACCGTCAACACCAATCGCAAAAACACTGCTAAACTATTCGGATGCCGCCGCAGATTCTTCCTGATTTTCCGCCTGATGCTTAAAGTTTTCGTAGACGGAAAGTATCGATTTGTAACAGCGGATTTCGCCAAGCGCGACCGACAGCATTCGTTCATTCGCCAGCACGCGATCCGTCACCGCATCTTCCATCGCGGCATCGAGCTGCTCACGAATCTCGTCCATAAACGAGATGAAACGACTATCTCCAATTAGCGGGAAAATGGCCTGCTCGATACGGCGGCGCTTTTCTAGCGCGCGTTCTTTTGGCGTCATGCGGAAGCGCCTTGCGGTTGAACTGGCGCTGGCCCGGGCATCTGCGCCCCAAGACGACCCGTAACGGCGTTCTGCTGCTGCTGCACCTGGAATTGCAGTTGTTTCACGTACGCCTCGATACGCTTACGGAATGGCTCATCAGTCTGCAACCGCTGCTGCACATCCGGCGCACCCTGCACCCATTGCTGCACGACCTGCATCGCGAGTTGAGGCGGGGTTCCGATTTTAATATTCTTATTCACGCCCGCACTAAGCTGCGTGAGATCGGAATTCACCTCGGAAACAATCTTTTCCTGACCCACCGTAACAGGCTGGAGAATCCGCTGGGCAATATTCGGATCAATCGCCTCAAGGGCCACCTGAAGAAGTTCGGAATAGTTCGTGGTCCCATCGCGATCTAGCGTCTGCACGGCCTGGATAATCGCCGCCAGTTTTTCGCCCATCAATTTAAAGTCCATCGACTGGACGTCCCACGAGAGATAGAAATCGAACTCCTCATCATCAGCGCCCTTCTCAAAGAGCATCGGGTCCGCTTCGTTGAGGCCGATCACCCGGAAGAACTTCTTTTCGTCACCAAATTTCTTATACAGCTTGAACACCTGGTTGTAAGCCTTGCTCCAACCCGTCATGTATTTGTCGACATCGAATTGGTTGTCCATGGGCGACAACACCGGGTCGCCATCTTTGGAAGTCTGCCCGTTGTACTCCTTGAAAGAATCGCTCAATCGGTCTTCAGAGTCGTCCGTGATAGGATCAATAGCTGGACGATCCGCGTAATGGTACTCATTGGGCCGACGTTCCGGAATGCGCGCCCCCGGTCCCCAACGCGACGGCGGGCGCCCGATTGGGTACATGAGCGGCGGAATGACGGCAATCGAGGCCGCATCAATTCGGCTGTCTTTATGGGCCTTTATCTGATCTTGCCACGGTTTTCCTGGTTCTGGGATGCCGCGCGAATCGAGCATTTTCCGGGAAAGTAACTCGCGTCGATGAAGGACAAAAGGGAATTGCCCATCTGAATCCCCATAGAGTTCGTGTTTCGCATAGCCGGGCTGTTCACCGTATCCATCCTTCGATGGCGGAAGGTCCGGATGAAAGACCGTGAGGTAGATGCCAGAATAACCGTCTTCGTCAGACAAGCGCCGGTAGCCATAAACAACTCCTATTTGATCGGTGAATCTTTGCTGGGTGTAGATGAAGGAACGGTTGAGCGGCTGACTGTATTCAGTTTGAACCAGAGAAATCAGTTTTCCCTTACAGGTTGCAATTGCCTTCTCCACCCAAACCGAATTCCAGCCATCTGTATTAACGAGCGAACGCAATTTCTCGGGCGAAAAATACTGAATCCGCCAAATCTCGGGGCAACTTTCTAGGTCGGTCGCATATGACGGAACAAAGAGATCGTTATCGAGGTTGAACGCGCGAATCACCGGATAGCTGCGCTCCTTGCCCAAGGTTGCGACGGTTGTTTTTCCGGTAGCCGTCAGCTCGGCCATCATCTTTTTGGCCTTCTTTTTTGTGCAGCCGTAAATTTCCTCAAAAAGCGCGATTAGATCGTCTTCGATTGGCGCGATGCCGCCGAGAGCCTGAATCGCCTGCGCAATTTGAGGATACTCCTGGACGAGTCCCTCAATCGTGACGCTTTTGAGAATCTTTTCCTGGCGTTTTTCCCAGAACTGGCCGGTGACCGCGACACCCTTTTCATTCAGATAATTGGAAAGCAACTCCTCCTCTCGGTCGAGCCCCGGAATCTGCGTACGAATGAGCCACCGCATGAAGTTTGAGACCACCTTCGCACGCTTGATGTCATTTCCCTCAATCGGCACGGCGACTAAGTTCGCTTTGCGAACCGCCATGCACTGCATCGCCACCTTTTTATTGATGACGTTGTCGACCAGGTAAACCCGAAGGTCTGATGCACCA